CACCGGCTTGGGGAACTTCTCCTTGTAGCGGCGGCTGGCCCACCACTTCACCGTCTCCTCGGTGACGCCCGCCACGTCGGCCACGCCCTGGAAGTCGATCATCTTCTTGTCGGGAATGGCGCCCTGTTTGATGTCGTCGCGCAGCCACTCGCGAATGATCCATCGCATCGTTGTTTCCTCCTCTCAGTGCTTGATGTTGAACTGCGGTACCGGCACGCCGTGGTTGACGGCGACCAGGGCCAGCTCCTGCGTGCCCATGGAGTGCGCCAGGTCGACGGCGTCCCGGCTGATGTGGGCGTTCTCGCCCTCGAAGCGGGCCTCCATGTCGTCGGCCAGCTCGGCGTAGTGCACGAGTTCCATCTCGAACAGGTGCCGCGCGATCCACATCTGCGGGCTGTTACCGGCCTGGCAGAGCTGCCACTTCACGAACGCCTGCGCAGCCTGCGCGAGTTGCTTGCTCGGTGTGTTGTTCTTGCGGTCGCGCGCCACCTTGAGCTGCGCAGTCACCTGGTACGTGACGAGGCCGTCCATTGCTCTCTCCCTAAAAATTTTCGGGGGCCACAAAAGGCCCTAGTCGAAGACCACCGTCAATGACGCGGCGCCCTCGGTGTACCTGATGCGCATGCCAGCAGCCGTCAGCGCCTCGGCGTACAGCGCGACGTGCTCCAGCTTCACCTCCCGCGCCTTGACCTCGTACGCCTCCGGATCCGACACGTACAGGTAATCCAGCTCGTCGCCGTCGCGGAAGCTGACCATCACTTCCCGCCTGCCGAATCCGGGGCTGGTCGTGTAGCCCGCCAGTGCCGTGGTGCCGCGCAGGATCGTCTCGTGGCGTTTGTACCCGGCCTTGTTGAGGGCACGTCCGACCTGAGCGGCCAGCCGCGCTTTCTCGCTCGGTGTCCGGGTTACTGGTCCATCACTGGGCATAACGTTTGCTCCCCCTGGTCAGCGGTTGAACTGTCCGGATGCTTCGGCGTAGCCGAGGCGGTCGTGGTCGTCCAGCTCGGCCAGCCATGCCTCGCACGCGGCCTTGAACTCGGCATACGTTTCCACGCCGTTGCGTGCGTCGATGGCCTCGATGGGCACGGTGTCCGTGACGTGGAAGTACACGTCGATGAGCGGGCCGTGGTGCCACTCGAAGCGCATGCCGTCGGCGCTGGTCCACTTCAGAACGTTGGTCTGCGTACCGGCGGCGACGGCTTCGAGCATGCCGTCGTACTCCTCGATGACCGTGAACCGGTCGTCGGGGCGGATGAACTCCTCGCGCTTCGAGCGCAGGCAGGGCGCGCACATCTTGAGTACGTTCTCGCACTCGGTGCCGTCCGACAGCAGCCACTCAAGGCGGACTTTCGCCACCGCCGCGGGCGGACTGTCGTGGGAAGCCATTTCGCACTGCATCTCGGAAACCTTTCGCAATCACCAACCGGACTTTTCCCGAAACGTAAACCGGACTTTCTCCAGAACACGAACCGGACTTTTCTCTGAAACACGAACCGGACTTTCACGCGTACACACGCGGGAGTGGAACCGGATCTACGCCAACGTTACCGTCGGACTATGACAGCGGATCCTCACTCGGACTCAGCCCTCGCCGCGCTCCAACGCGTCGAGGAGATCCTGGAGTTGCACGCCGACTCGGCCTGGGGCCGCAGCCCCGAGACCCAGCAGCTTCGCGAGGCCCTCGCCGATCTTGATCTCACCGAGGGTGGCTGGGAGCCTACGCTCGGCTGACCGGGACTTTCGGCCCGCGGCGGCCGGGACCAAGGTCCCAAGATCACCGGGACTTTGGTCCTCGTGATCTTGGGACCTTCGGCCTGTTGATCTTGGGACCTTGGTCCTCGTGATCTTGGGACCTTGGTCCCTCCCGCCGGGACCTTGGTCCCGAAACGCTCTGTGCGGCCCGCTGGCGGCCTCTGGCCGGTGCCGTGGGCGCGGGTGCCACCCGGCCCCGCAACGTTGCCCACGGGGCCGCTCAGGAGCCGTAGCCGGGCAAGTGGTCCAGCCGGTCAAACTCTTCCGGCAGACGAAACGATGCGTTGAACTCATCAGCGCACGCCCTTGCCTCTGCCTGTGTCCCCATGACCCGCCCCTGAACGTCCAGGGGAGCGCTCAGCCGGGGGAACACAGGGTGATCCGGCGCCCGTACCCAGTACTCGCCTGGGTTGCGCCGTGAGCGGCGCACAGTGAACTTACGGACTTCCATCGCTCACCCTTCCTGGTAGTTGCTCAGGGAGGCAACGTCGACCGCAAACGGCCCCGTCGGCTCACCCTTGCGCGGGTGCACAAGCTGCACCGTGATGCGCCATCCGTCGACCGCGCGCACCGTGACCCAATCGGCCACCGTGGCGGCCCCTTCCGGGCACCCGCGCAGGTTGTGCGACCACTGGGCACGCATGCCCGGTGAGAGGCTTTGAGGGGCGCGTACGCCGTCCATTGCTCTCTCCCTTTCGTCGTACTGCGCTGCTGGCTCGCAGACACATATGCGCCCCTCTCACAGAATGGGTGAGAGGGGCGCGTATCTATCGGCGTCCTGCAATGCGTCAACGCCCCGGTACCGCAGTACCGGGGCGTTACGTGTTCAGTGCGAAACTGTCTGGCCCCACAAGGGGTCGCCACCGGGCGGCGGCGGAACGTGGCCGGTCATGCCACCCGCGCGTATCCAGTCCTGATGTTCCTTCTTGCGGAGCATCTGAAGTTGAGCGTCCGCCATGGCGTTGCGCTGGTACTGGATTCCGGGGTCCCGCTGGTTTGCCTCTTCCAGAGACTGGGCAACTCGCGTGCCCAACGCGCTCATAACTCGCCGAAAGCTCATGATCTCTCCCTTTGGTGTGTCCTGCGTAATCCATGCTCTCGCGCGGGCGACCGCGCGGGTAGGGACCTAAGTCCCTGATGCTGTGAGCATCCATACCCGCTCCCAAAAAATTTTTGGGGGCGAGTAAAGGTGATCACAGACGAATGACAGCGTCCTCGGCAATGCCGTAGATGGCCAGTTGGTCATTCGCGGCCCCGAGGATCTCCGCCTCGGTTCGGTCCGCAACGTTCTTCGAAATGTCCAGGTACACCGTGTCACCGTCCACCCATGCGCCGTAGAAGCAACCGGCGTGCATGCGGTACGCGTTCTCAGCCATGTAGGCGTCCAGTGCCTCACGCGTGAACTCAGCCACGGGGATCTGAACCTCGCTGCCAACCAGGCTGACCATGTAGCCGGTGGTGGGGGCCGGAGCGGCAGGGTTCCACGTGGCGCCGCCGTCCGTGAGGACGTTCCACGCGATGATGTCCGTGCGGGTGATGGTGTCGGTGAACATTTCGGTTTCTCCCTTTGGTGTGTTCCCTTTGCGATGTCTCTATTAAAGCATGGGGGAGCACCCCAAATCAAACTGTGGGGCTAGTGGTCTAGGTCACGCGTTCTCAGCCTCGGCGCACTCAGCGCACAGAGGCTCTGTCTCATTGGTGCGAAGCCACTCGCCGCAACCCCCGGCGACGCACGGCGAATAGCCCTTGTACATCAGGTAGTCCTCAGTCCACGACTTCAGGGCCCGGAGCATGTCGACAGCCTCAGCGTCGCCCGCAAAGTTCCGTATCTCGCAGTCAATCGCCCAGACAAGCTCTGTGTTCAGCCCCGCGCCGCTCGCCAACGTGGCGAACGGCGCGCCGGTGCCACCGGGCGACTGGAACTGTGCAGCAATCGCGTACGCGGCATTGTCCGTGATGCTCTCGCCCGACTCTTCCCACGTGGCGACCTCCGCGAGCACGTCCGCAAAGTCAGCGTGCCGAACCTGGCCACCGATGTTGATCACGCTCATGATGTTCTCTCCCTTTGGTGTGTGACGCGTTACGCGTTCTCAAAGCCCCGGAACGGGCCGCCGTACTGCTTTCCAACCGGCTCAAACCAGCCACCGGGGCCGGGCCGGTAGGCCAGTGCGATGCGCGTTTCAGCTTCCCGTGCGCTGAAATCCTTGACCCATGCGTTCTTTGCGTGCAGTGCGTGAATCGCTGCGTTCAACTCGCTCCGGGTGGTGCACTCGTGAGTCCCGAGATCTGTGGTCCATCCTCGGCCGCCGTTGTCCACGGTTGCTGTGATGTGGAATTGCATGATCATTTCTCCCTTTGGTCTGTGGTCTAGCGACCAGTCCCGCCCCCGAAAAATTTCGGGGGCCAGACAAGTGGCTAGCTCACTCGTCGTCCGCGTCGGCAGACTCGTCAAGCTCTTCCATGTAGTTCTGAACGGCCCGGTAGCCGATCTCGACAATCGCGTAAAGGCAACGGTCCATCATGCTCTCGCCCGCATGCTCGGCGTCGATGTCGTCCTCTTCGTATCCGGCGAGATCAGCGAAGATCATCCACCGGGTGTGGGTGCTGGGGTCGATCGCTTCCTGTGCGAGCTCCCGCATCACGTCGCTGCGGTACTCACCGCCGTTGCCCCGCTCGTCACCCTTGACAAGCTGGCCGTAGTCGAAGGCTTCCAGCACGGTGGCCGCGAGGGTGTCGAAGTAGTCGGCCCCCGGCGAGTAGTTGTCGGCGTCCATGTTGTCCGGGTGGCCGCACTCGGCGAGACGGACAAGGTCGCGAACCAGTTCA